TTAATTATACCCGCCGGTATACTGAGCGTATGCGTTGAAATTTTCACGAACTACACCGTTGGATACGGCATAGTTTGATGCAACGGTCATTGATGAAAGCCACACGTCACCGAATGCAAAGTGGAATGTCCCGGTGATTGAACCAGCAATAAGACCTTGAAAAACACATGGCACCTCAGGGAAACCAGCTGTCATATTTGATGCATTAAGCGATGCTATTTTGCAGGAAACTAATCTAATCCCCTTAACAAAACTCATTGTGATATTGCCTGCTGAGCAATCAGTAAGCGTGAGTGGGTAGCCATCGTCATTACCACCGGATAGCTCAATGTCGCCTAACGCACTGTTTACAGCCGAAAGTTTGCTTGCAGTGTTCCCTGACGATATGGTGATCTTAGCTATATTGGGGAACCTAAAGTTTTCTACAGAAAGAACCGAGAAGCGCAAGAGCCTTGCAGTTTCCGTGTAGTTAGCCTGATACATGGCGCCGCCATACCAGTATGCATATGCACCGTAGTTAGAGGTTCCTTCATTCCACCCCAGAGACGGATCCCCCATGAATTGAGTGATGCCCCCACCTAAACACAATGCTACTTTGTGTGAGCTACCCGGAGCGGCACCATTCGATTCGTGGTGACCATTCTGGATCCATAACGGAGATGACTGCCCCCGAGCCATAATGTCAGCTACGCCATAGTTCCGCTCAAACTTGCAGTCGTAGATTCGGATAAAATTACTATTATCGCTAACTGCAACAGGGACGGTGCCGCTTCCGCGTGGAGACATCATCACTTGCAACGGCGAATACAGCTGGCGAGTTACCACATCTGTGGATACATCAGCATAATCCATACGGCTCATCATACGGCCTGAGCGCAAAAACTTGCAGTTCACTACCTTGCTATCCCAGCACCAATCGAAAACTATCCCGCCGCCCCAAAAGCCACTTAGCCCGACATTCTCGATTAAATTCTCTACACCATTAAATGAAACGATGCCATGACACCAAGAGGTGTCAGTGTCACCATTCATGTTGAAGGCTGAAATATTTATATTTCTGATTACACAAACGCCAGGCCATTTTTTCTTTATTGCTGCCTGCTGACTAAACTGGTTCGCTTCTGTGGGGCCAGCATGGATTACCCCGAAGTTTTGATATCTGGTATCTGTTGAGCTGGTCAGGTCTAGATAAAGTTGCGTACCGTTAATATTGCTTACGCCAGCATCCGAGTTTTTACGATATGTTCCTTCGATAATTGTTGGCCATGTGGCCTTGTAGTCCCCCGTGTCTACATTGTAGAAGTTAAGGTCAGGTCGCGCTGCGTGGATAGCATCGCCAAGCGATTGAGCGCCTAGGATAGGACGCTTTAGGTGAATTACGCCGCATGGGAAAATTAGCTTAGGAGAGTATCCTTTTAGGTATACATTCATCTGTGCTGCAAAAATCGCATCATCCCAATCACCAAGCTTGTCATAATAAAACTGCAGGTATTGTTCTGTTTTGAAAATGTTACTAAATGTATGCCCAATGGTGCCTGCCGGATAATCAATGTCGATATCAAAACCGATCATCGAAGAGCCGCCGGGGCTAGATAGCTGCTCTAAAATCCACTGTTTGAACTGGTCAGGGTCATATTTCAGCACGTTAGGGAAGTAGAACTGCTGCACATTGTAGGAGTCATACACCGCCATACTGTGACCCTGAACCGTCACAAACTTGGCAATCTGACCGCCGTAGACCGGATAGCCACCGCTGTTGATAATGATGGGCTGCGCAATCGGCACATGCGTCCCGTCTTCATTTTCCAGGTAAACCTGAATCTGGTTATCTGGAATCGTTGGGTCAGTGTCAATTTTACCGATGTAAATCTTCCCGTTGGCCGCGGCCTTAAATGCCCTGGCCAGGGTGAACAGTTGTGACGGCATCGAAACAACTACATTAGGAATAATGGGATCAGCCATTTATTTTCTCCAGGCGTGCGAAATCCCCACAAGGCAAAGCTTGCGGTATAATTTCAAATTATTGGTTAGGCCATCCGTGGCGGAGGTTTATATGATTTCAACTGGTTGGATTGTAGGGTTATTGATTGGTATATGGATTTGCAAAGATCTCCTTAAGTGGTAATCACTGCGATTCGCTCTCTGATGTCCCCCCAAGCCAATTCAGCAGTCCAACCTTTGCGATGGCCTGCCGGGTTGGATTATCGAGAGTGGCGGCCCAGCGTTGATACTCTCTGCTTCTGGTCAGCGCCTTCTGGACTCCCTCTCGTGCAGAGGCCAATCTGATAGAGTCTCCGGACGCCATTAGTCGAGCTGCATTCCTGAACTTGCTGGAGGCAATCAGCTGATCTGCAGCTACCGTTCGAGCCGTTTTTTTGGCTGATAACGTTGAGGCAATAACAGATGCTGTGCCAATACCCGGCGCGCCCAGTGAAGAGGTCACCCCCTCAGCTGCTGCCGCTTTTTTACCGATGTTGTACACCTTCGAGATCATTCCGCCGTCCTTGTCGAACTGGTCAAGAAGCGACTGGATTCTACCGGTGGATATCTCGCTAGACTTGGCCACACGAATGCCATTAGCAACTGCATAAATGTCGTCCAAGCGCTTGGCGGCTTCGGCGGGAAGATGCTTTGTCACTGCTGGAAGCGCTCCGCTTCTCTTCGCCCCTGAGTACCAGTCTACAAATCCAGGGATGTTGAGTTGCTGCTCTTTCCTTGATCCCAACGTAAAGGCGTCATTCAGCGCAGACGCTACAACCTCCTGCCGCATGTGTGGCGGAGTTGCTGCAATTAGCGTGTTGAACTGCTTAACGTTACCTTTTCGTAGCCCCTGAATGGCCGGAGAGAGTCTAGATGTGAACGTGCCGCCGAGATCCTTACCCAAGGCAGTGACCATGTGGTCTTCTAGCTGCTTGCGCTGTGAAACTAACCCCTTGGCCACGTCCCACTTATCCCCCATGCCATGAGCTGCCGCAACAACCTTCTGATCATCCGTTATCGCGCCATATAACTGCTTTAGTTCGGCTGACGTCTGGTCTTTGAACGGCCCCTCATTTTTACTGATTGCCGCGCCGATCTGTTTGCGCGTGTTATCAAGCAATGCATAGGTTGGAGTTGTGCCTTTTTTCCCAAGCTTGGAGAAAATCATCTTCTCAGCCGGAGAGAGGTTCTCAACGCCACCCAGATCTTTTGCCTTACTATTCAGCATAGAAATGGTGTTCGTTGCTACAGATGGCGCTCTGGCAGGTATTTTGCTGCTTATTTCACCGTAGATGGCATCTGATTTCTTAGTTAGATCGTCAATGGCCTTTATGGACTCCGTTTTAAACTTATCGGAGAGCCCCACCTTGTTTGACGTTCCGCCAGCAATCTCGATCAAATCATCAGCCTTTTGAGCCAGGGTGTTTATCGCTACATGTTCCTGCGCAGCAAGTTGACTTGCTGGCACTGACTTCAATCCTTGCTCTATAGCCCGGTATGTGGGGTTTTTAGAGAAGTGGGAAGGAAGTAACTGCTCTTCCATCCCCAGGCGCTTAGCTGCATCAATGGTGCTTTGATTTGGTCTTACCTCTTCGGCGGCACGATATGCCTGGGGGGTCACACTTGCCGATTCACCACCAGCGCCTTGTACACTTACATTGCGCGACAAGAGGGATGATTCTGGAGACTCTGCAATGGTTCTGGCTGTGGCGCCAAAGTCGGAAGATTGCGCCCCCTGAGTCACTACGTTTCGCAGATTTTCCCCTGCTGCCTCTACCCCACGATTTCCGATGACTTTTGCGGCAGCGCCAATTCCTTTCGCCGCAAGATTAACGCCACCACCGGCCAAGACACCGATACCTAAATCCTGAGCCACTCCACCAATGGAACCATCTTCACCGCTGTTTGCCGCCAAAGCGCCTGTGGCGTTCTCCGCAAGCAAACGTGATGCTCCTTGGGCAATCCTACCGGCTAGCGACGGGGCTGAGGCCCCAAATCGCGATGCTGATACAGGAGTCAGGTAAGGCAACGCTTCGGCGAAAACCTTCCCTTCGGTCGACTGAGGAGTTAGCGCATCCTGTTGTAGGCCTATGCCAGAGGCAATGCCCTGGGTGGTAAGTCTCGGCGATGGCGAGTATGTGCCGCCACCGATACCGATCTGGTTGGCCGCCCACGAACCCGCGCTGGTGAAAGCATCGGCAATCTCAGCGGGGATGTTTGCCACATTCACCCCAGCCTGGAGCAACGCCTTCCCAGTTTCTGCGAAGCCTGCGCCGATTTGCTGGGCTCGGGCTTGAGGCTGCTGATCACCCCATGCGCCACTTTGCTGTGTCGGCTTTTGAGGGGATTTCCACATGTCCTGAGCCTGCGTGGTCACCACTGGCGGGTACGCGGCAAAGAACTGCTGGCGCGCGACTTCAGCCTGGTCACCCGCTTGCGGTGCTACAACTTCATTGAAATACTGATCTTGCGCCGCCGCCTGCTGCTCTGGTGGTAACTGCTGAAATTGAGGGGACGCTATTACGTCCTTCCATGCTTTGGCCATTATTCACCCCATAGGCTGGAGAATCCAGCCTGTTGAGCTGGCTGGGCAGCTTGCGGAGTCTGAACCCCGGTTGCCATTGGTGGCGTCACCTGACGTTTTCCACTGACATTAACCTGATACTGCTGGTTGTAGTTGTTGGTGTACTCCTGAATATCACCGATTGACTGCTGCATTGATTCCGGGCTGGAGTAGTCAACCTGAGGCATCCCTTGGAAGTACATCTTCGCTTCTGCTACGGTATTTATTCCGCTGGCCCCCATGTCACGAGCTGCTGCTACACCTTGGCTTTGCATACGGCCTTGAATGCGGCGAGTGGCGTTATAGAGCTGACGCTGATCCTTGTTGCCCGGCAGCCGGCTCCTGAACTCTGCATCAACGGATGGATTTCCAGAGCCACCAGTTATGCCCGTCATAAAATCAAGTTTGCTTGAGTCAGCATTAGCGATCGAATCAATATCTTTCTTCATCGCATAGTTTTGAGCGTTTGCTGCTGATGTTGCTGGGGCGGCAATCGCGCTAGCTGGAACCCGAACCATATTCCCTGCATCATCAGTGCCCTCATAGAAGGCATTGGCGCCTGAGCCGTGCAGCTTGCCAGACACGTTAACCGTGCGACCATCTGATAATTGAACTGAGTTATCCCCTCCGCCAGCATCTGGACGCCCACGGACACGCATATATGTCTTCTGCTGTTCAGGGGACAGGCTCTGGAAGTATTGATATTCTCGCACCGAGGCTGGAGTGGAGTTACCGGCACCCGACCTCGCAGAGCGGATTGAGTTTTCACGGCTAACTGCAATTTGCTGACCTTTCAATCCCTCATCGGCCTGATTGCTGCGGATTGTTTCTGATAGAACATCACGCTGAATTCCGCGACCCTCCATCTTATCCTGAACGTCGTAATACTTGTCTGGGCCGAGGGCCGCCATACCTAGATGGTCAGCGAACTCACCAAACCCTGAAGGGTTTTGTTGATACATCTGGGCTACGTCTGCAGGGTTAACACCAACGCGAGCCAATTCACCAGCATTGGATTGGAGCCACTGGCCCATAACTTGTGGATTTTGAGCAGCCATCCGTGCCGAAGCTGCCAGACTTCCTACTGTATTACGCTGGTCTTCATCAATGAACCCCATGCCGTTGCGTACTGCTTCGAACTGTTCTGGGTATTGCGCAGCGAGCTTCCGCATTTCCCCGCGGTCGCCGGACTGGAAGGCGTTACCATAGGCTTGCTGGAACTCAACTTTTCGTTGCTGTTTCTGCCCCTGCTTCCATGAGTTAAAGATTGAGCCTGTTGCGTTCGCCAACTGCATGCCTAGGTTATTTTCCCCTGCACGTGTACGGTCGTTATTGTCGCGGATCATTCCCAACGTTGCGTTAGCGTCACTTGCTTTAGGCGCATTTTCATTATTAAGCCCAATGCCCTTAAGAAATGAGCCACCGTTGCCGGTATCTTGCCAAGTTGCCATGATTACCCCTTAGAATAATGAGCCAAGCGCACCAACACCGGCACCAATCGCAGTCCCCCACCCTGGCATTATTGCTGTACCGGCCGCTGCACCAGCAGTAGCGCCTTGCAATGCTCCGCCTAGCGCAGATGGCTTATTAGAATTTGCCGCTGCCAATCCAGCTTGTTGCTGTAGCAATTGCCCGGTGTTGTTAGCATATGTTTGCCCAGCATTGGCCTGACCGGTTAGCGCTCCAAGGCCGATATTGGCTAAGTTGCTATAGTTCTGCATCTGTCCACTCAGCCAGTTCTGACCTAGCGTTGGAGCGATGGATGCCAGCCCGTTACTTGTGGCTGATGATCCAAGTCCACCAGTGGCCTCTGATGCTGCTAATTGCTGGTAGCGAGCCTGATTTGACAGGTCTTGAAACTGCCCTGAGTTGTAGTAATCATTAAGAGCTGACTGTTGTCCCTGTAGAGACGACAGGCCCTGAAGTTGACCAACGTACTGCTGCGCCAGCGGAGTAAATGGCGCGAGATTTTGCATATTGGTTTGCCACATCTCGCGCTGCAGATCGATACCGCGATTCGTTGCATCCGCCTGAGCACCGGCACCACTATCACCGCCCTTGCAGAGAACTGCTCGGTCGCGCACTTTGTTTATTAACTGGAAAATTATCATTTTTACACCTCTAGTTTTTTGCTACGCGACATGTTTTCGTATAAAATACGCTAGTGACACTCAACGGAGATCGCTGTGAACATAGACTTGATTAGAGAAGAGTTATTGCGCCGATATTCTTATGATGAACTAACTGGAAACTTCATCAGCATTCTCCCTATAAAAGGATCTCAGCGCCGAGTGGGCAGTATTGCTGGGTGCTCTACATCTCACCGTTATGTGCGGATTCGCATACTTGGTAAATGTTATTACGCTCATCGTCTTGTTTGGCTATATGTCCATGGATACCTACCAGAAACAGTCGATCACATAAACGGTGACGGCCATGACAATAGGCTTTGCAATCTGCGTGAGGCATCTCAATCGAATAACAACATGAACAGGGCTATTAAGAAGCCTTATTCAGGAAGCAATAATGTCTATCCAGTGGATTCAGTATCTTTTGTAAAGCACGGTGAGCACGGATACTCTGGAACATATTTTGTTAGATTCACCATCGATGGTGAAAGGATACAAACCGGCCCCATAGAGACATTTGAACTTGCCGAGTTTATCGCTGACGAAATGAGGAAGGAGCTTTATGGTGAATTTTTGCCCCATAAGCTGGCATCATAACGATTTGCAGCACATCGCTCCATTTCATCGCGCGTAATCTCATACATGGCAGCATCGATTGGCACTCCGATGCTGTTATATGCACTCCTTAACATGCCAACTCTTTTAGCCCCTAGAATCGTAATTATTGTTCTTCCGTATTTTGTTTTCTCTGGAACGAATGTCACACATCCGTTAAAGGAGAAATTATCCAGAGCAAACCTGCAGAATAAACGATGTGCGTCTAGCGCATATCGTCCTCTAAACCCAGGCTCCATAATCGAATGGCATTCGAGAATCATGTGCCAGAATTTCCTTACCTCAAAGACTCCAGCCAGCATTAATCCTTCATAAATGCCGAGATATACCGCATCTGGTTTGATGAGGTATTTATCACCGCTATCTACGATGTTGCCTGTGTTTGCTGGATTGTTGAGGAATTCTGCAAGCTTCACCGGATTGTCGATGAGCTTTATTTGCATTAGTTAATCATCCCGTGAGTACGAGCCATATCTTCAAGCGCCTTGATGCGCTGCCTTGCTGCCATCAGTGCATCAGCTAATGCCTGTATTTCGGTTTGCGTGTACGTTGCTCCAACAGCGAACGCCAGATCAGCGTTAAAGGCTGACTTGTTCGCGGTACCTGTTGCCGCCGTCCAACCAGTCTGACGCGCTCCAACAACCTGTAGCCCCGCAACTTTGTACGAAACACTGATGTCGATACTACCACCCACCTGCAGCTTGTCGGTCGTAGGTGCTGGCACGTTCCCGACGAGGAACGACCCGCCAGTTGCCTGGACGGATTGACTGGTAGAGACAGCTTTCGATACCGAGTTGGTTTCCAGTGTGCTGATGTCGCTTTCTGCAGTATCCAGGCGGGTATCTAACGCTGAGATATCAGCAGTGTTTTGCGTGATCCGCGTTTCATGATCGACAAGTTCCGCCTCGTTGGCCGTGATGCGTGTTTCGTGGTCAGCTAGCTCTGCCTCGTTAGCTGTAATTCGCGCCTCGTGATTAACAAGGGTGGCCTCTGCTGCAGTGATGCGTTGCTCATGATTGATTAGCGTCTGCTCTGCGGCCTCTATGCGAACCTCATGGTCAGCGAGCACTAAATCCTGCTCATCATTCTTAACCTGTGCATCCCAAGCACCTTGACCGGCTTCATTAGCTTTACCGGCCACATTTCCCAGGTCATTCCCCTGCTGGATGACGTAGAGCGTATATGGCTGGGAAAATATATTGCGTGGAAGCAGAGTTGCGTCAATGCGAGTAGCCTGAATAAGCACTGGTTTATTAAGATTGTCATCAGCCATTATTCAATCCTTACTGAGCAGTCGCTAAGTGTCACTGGCGATCGAGTGATAACCCGAACCTTAAATCCGATGTTTTTTCTGATACGTCCTATGCGCCGCCACAGAATTCGCTTGTCGTAGATGAATGGCGCGTTAGTGTCAACCATCTGCTCTCGACCGTAGTTAGAGCCATCCGTAGTTGCAGAGATAAACAGCCGCTCTGCGTATTGGGATACGCCAGTTGCCGCCTCCAGTTCAAAATCAAACACACGAGCATTGTTAGCCTTGAAAAGTGGCGTAAACAGGAGGTGTTCGGTTTGTTTGTCGTATTGCGAGGAACTGTCGAATTTCAACATTCCTGTCACTGGATCTACCTTGTCGCCTACGGTGATCTGGTTACCTTCAAACATGTAATCAATGGCGCGATGCACATCGTCAAACAACCCTGTTTTCAAAATGCACCATTGCGGCCCATTTTGTCCTGCTGATGCGTCGTAGCAGATAACGTGCCTTGGCAGGTGAATAATCAACAATTCATGGCTATCGAACCGGACGGTCTCTAGCATGCCGGTTGCCAACTCTTCTGCGGTATAGCTGCGCAGAACTTTTTCTACAGTTGCTGTGGCGATTACTGACGCCTGCCCACTATTTATGAGATAAATCGATGGTGCGCCGGTGGCCTGATGGCTTATAAATGCGAACGAGTCTCCGAATTCAGTCTTGCAGTACGTTCCAGCAATCCCCTTCTGCACCATGAGGGACGGTTGAGCAACGTAAATAGCGGAAGCGGCATCAGTCGCGCCGGTTAGCGAGAAATATTCAATTGTGCTTGAGCCGAACATCACCACGAAGTCGCGCCAGATACCACACCCGATAATCCCATCAGGCTGGCTTTCTGCTGTATAGAACGGGCGGAATCTGTCCGGGTGAGATTCATCTTCAAGGTCGGTCACACCAAAGGTTTGCGTCCCGTCCTTCACCCACACATACCGACCACGAGCCCGACAGATATCGCGAACGTTACCGATGTCATACTGAGCGTAGGTCACGTCCCCAATGCTCTCAGGCCAGTTCTGAAGCGTTTTGTTTGTGCCGTCGTAGCGATACAGTGTCATAACGCCATTGGCCGCTACGGCCTGACTAGTGGCGCTGTGAGCCATGCTTACACGAGAGCCACCTGAAACATCACCACGCTCATCAGTTCCCTTGTACAGCTTCCCGCCAGCCACCCTATAGACCAAGTTCTGCACAGTATTGAACTCGGCTCCGCGCGACGTGCCAGCGACATCAGCTTTCTTTGATATGCCAGGGAAAGAGCGGAGATACCCTGATGCGTTTAGCACTTCTTTCGGAACGGCTAAGCAATTCGTTGGGAGCAAATCAACATAGTCGGCATCTTTATAATTCTT